TACAGTTTCGGCGTTTCTGATCCACTTGGAATTTTCGGATCACCCGGCTCTAGCTAGAGCTTTTAAGGACTACTCAGGTTATACTTGGGTAGTCCTTTTTTTATCCTGACTAATTGTTTCACGTGAAACATTAGACACTAGCCAAGACAGGAGAACCACATGGCTAATACAACCTTCAACGGTTCAGTTCGCTCGGAGAACGGCTTCGCAGTCGTTTCAAAAAATAGCAGCACTGGCGCAATTACAACGTCCTTTACGCTCGATGGCTCTGGTATGCAGGTAACCCCTGTATCGCTTGCTGATGCCGCATCAACTACCCTTACTGCTGCTACAAATGCAGGTCGCATTAATCTTGTTGGTAATAATACACAAGATAGCACCTATGTTTTGCCAGCCCCTACTGCGGGTATTTTTTACCGCTTTGTTTACGCTGGCGGTGCGGCGGATGCAACAGATGCGCTAATTATTACTCCCGGCAATAGCAATTTTTATATTGGCGGCGTTACCTTTTTAGACACTGATGGTAATGAGGTAAGCAGCGTATTTTCTGATGGTAACTCAAATAGCAGCATTCAACTGAATGTTCCTGCTGGATTCGATATAACTATCTTGGGTCTGGATACAACTAATTATCAGATCTTTGGAAATGTTACGAGTACCACTGCACCTGCATTCGCCGATCAGTAACCTGTTATAACGCATGGGGCGGTTTACGCCCCTTTGTTAGGAGAAAAATATGGCTGATGCAGTAGCTTCACAAACGATTCAAGATGGCCCCCGAAAGGCTATCTTCCGTTTTACAAATGTAAGCGACGGTACTGGCGAGGCTGCTGTAAAGAAGATAGATGTATCTGCTCTTTCAGTAGACCCAGTATCTGGTGCCGCATGTTCAAAAGTAACAATTGAAAAGATTTGGTACACCAACATTGGTATGGGTGTAAAGATATTGTTCGATGCAGACACTGATGTTTTAGCATGGCAGTTGAATGCAGATTACTCAGACGAATTAGATTTTAGCGAATTTAGTGGTATTCCAAATAATGCTGGCACCGGAGTTACCGGCGACATTATGTTTACTACGGTTGCTCATAGCAGCGGCGATGTCTATAACGTCTGTTTGAGTGTGATTAAACATTACGGATAAATCTATTGAATCAATTTGATCAAAAAATACTTGAATGTTTTCATTCATTTACAGATCCAAAAGACTTAATAAGGATTCGTATTTCGTTGGATCACGAAGAACGATATGTGATTTTTGAAACATATTCTGTTATTCCGCTTGCTCACAAAATGTTACTTGAGCAATTTTTAAATACCCCTGTAGAGTCATTGAAAACTATGGCTAAAAGTCTTTGTAGGGAAATGAGGGTAGTTGGATGAAAGAAAGCAAAATGCCGATGGTTGAAAAAGACGGCAAAATGGTTCCTGAGTTTGCTGCTGATGGCATTGGCAAAATGAAAGATGGAGGCATGGTTAAGTACCACACAGAGCCTCGTAAAGGCGTTGTGCATCAAATGGATCGTCGTGGATATGGCGCAGCTAGAAAGCCTTAATAAAGAAGATATAGAAGCTTCTATAAGGCAAGAGATTAGATCTTGGTCTAAGAGTGCTTTAGAGCAGCCAATAAAAGAGATTAACGGATTATCAGGGTGTCCATACGCAAAAAAGACATGGCAGGATAATAAAGTTAAAATAGCGTTTAAACACAGTGAAAGTTTTGCCGTTGTTTATGATGCGATAGAAAATTTTGACGATGACTATGACATTACAATAGTTGTTGATTTGGATTATGAGCAAGATGTTCATATGTTCCATCAAAGAATAGAGGCAATAAATTACTCTATTGGTTATGGAGCATATGATGATGTGAATGTTTGGGTTATGTCATCACATCCAGATGATGATAGTAACAATGAAAGTAATGATGATGGAGGCTTTGTTCAACACAATGATTACGATTACGCAATGTTGTATGTTCAAAGGCTTGATCACTTGCAGGAGTCTGCAAACAAGTTAAAAAATACAGATTATTATTCGTACACCTTTGGGTCGGGCGAGCCTAATCATGTATTTTTGCTAAGAGAGAAGTTTTATCAAAACCTGAAGGAGGTTCCAAATGGCTGGAATGAAAAAGAAGGGTGTTATGAAGAAGCGTCCTAAGAAAATGGGCGGCGGCGGGATGGCTAAGAAAGGCGTTATGAAAAAGCGTCCTACGGGCATGAAAGCTGGAAAGTCTGTTAGAAAAGCTGTTAAAAAGAAGTAGCAGTGAATGTCAACTTATGCATTTAACTTAGATCTCGGAGACGCAATAGAGGAAGCTTTTGAGCGAGCGGGATCTGAGTTAAAAAGCGGATACGATTATCGTACTGCTCGTCGCAGCCTTAACCTCATGTTTCTTGAGTGGCAGAATCGTGGGCTTAATTTATGGACGATCAAAGAAGGAACGCAGTCATTAACTGCTGGGACTTCACGATATGCTTTAGATGGAAAGATACTTGATATTGTTGAGGCGTTTATACGGACAAACTCAGGTAATTCATCAACACAAGTAGATCAAATGCTTACCCGCATTTCGGTCAAGCAGTATTCGCATCTGACAAATAAGTTGACTAGTTCAAAGCCATTGCAATTTTGGCTTGAAAAAACAGATAGCGGTAATGCTATTAATTTATGGCCTGTACCAGATTCTACAGAGCCGTATGTTTTGACGTTTTACTATATGGAACGCATAGCTGACGCTGGATCAACAGGATCTACTAATCCAGAAGTTCCATCAAGATACCTGCCATGTTTAGTTGCAGGTCTTGCATATCAGATAAGTCTAAAAAAACCAGAGCTTGCATCAAGGATTACGCTGCTAAAGCAATTATATGAAGATGAGTGGCGGTTGGCTTCTGATGCAGATAGGGAAAAGTCATCATTATATTTTGTTCCCGGAGGGTATAGATATTGAGTATTTATGCTAGGGGGAAATATGCTTTTGGATTTTGTGATGTAACTGGATTTCGATACAAGCTTAGAGATCTAGTGCCATTAATTCGTGATGGCCGTGATACAGGCTTTAGAGTTGGTTACGACGTTTTAGATAAAGATAACCCTCAGTATGAGCTTGGTCGCATGAATATGTCTGACCCTCAAGCGCTTAGAAACCCAAGACCAGATAATGCAATTAGTGCTAGCAGAAGGCTAGGATCGTTTGATCCAGTAGGTGGTGGCATTACAGAGCTTGGCTCTAGGACAGTAGGATTAGATATTGCTGGTGAAGTCGGAACAGTTACAGTGGTGATAGGCTAATGGCTTGGACATACACAACCCTTACTCAGGCAATTAAAGACTATACAGAAAACACAGAAACAACTTTTGTTTCAAATATACCTGTATTTGTTAAAACAACCGAAGAGCAATTGCTTCGTTCTATCCAGTTGCCAGACTTTAGAAAAAATGTCACAGGCACGTTAACGCAAAGTAATCAGTATCTTGCTACTCCTAGCGACTTTTTGTATCCATATTCTTTATCAATCAATAACTCTGGATATGAGTTTTTGATATTCAAAGACGTTAATTTTATTAGAGAAGCGTTTCCTGATAGCACAGCTACTGGGGTGCCAAAGTATTACTCAATATTTGATGATGAAACTTTTTTAGTTGCTCCTACACCTAATGGCAATTTTACCGCAGAACTGCACTATTCCTTTTTGCCACAATCAATAGTAGACGCAGCTACAGGTACTAGCTGGTTAGGCGACAATGCAACCAATGCGTTGTTGTATGGAAGTCTTGTTCAAGCATATATATTCATGAAAGGTGAGCCAGACATTATTCAACAATATCAACAACAGTTTGAGATTGCTGTTGGCCAGTTAAAGAAAGAAGGTGAAGGCTTTAACAGAACAGATGCCTACCGAACTGGTCAGGCAAGCATTAGTACCAAGTAATGTCATCATCTATTGAATTAAGTGTGGGCGCATTTGATGTAGTAACAACATCAAATAAGGGACATGACGTAGAGTTTTGGGCCGAAACAGCCACAAATCGAATTGTCAGTGTTGGCAATGAGTCTCACCCTGTTATTGCTCAACAAGCAGAAGCGTTTAAACAGAGTGTGTTAAACTGTGTAACGTATTACATGAAGGAAGCTTTAAAAAGCGACAGAACTACGTTGTGTGGTGAACTTGAAAAACAAGGCCAAAGCGAGATGGCTGAAATAATTAGGAGGCTATAATGGCTATTACGACAGCTATGTGTACAAGTTTCAAGAAAGAGTTGCTTGAAGCGGTTCATAACTTTAAAAACTCTGGGGGTAGCACCTTTAATTTGGCGCTTTACACAAGCTCTGCAAGTTTGAGTGCAAGCACAACTGCGTACACAACTTCTAATGAAGTTAGTGGAACAAACTATACAGCTAAAGGCGCAGCGTTAACTCGTGTAGATCCAACAACATCAAGCACCACAGCGTTCACAGACTTTGCAGACCTGACATTTTCAAATGCAACAGTTACTGCACGTGGATGTCTTATATTTAATGACTCTGCATCTGGTGATCCAGCGGTATGTGCGCTTGACTTTGGTGGCGATAAAACTAGCACAGCAGGAGATTTTACGGTTCAGTTTCCAACGGCTGATGCATCAAATGCGATAATAAGAATCGCCTAGTATGTTGTGGCGCAACAATCTCAACAGAGACAAATGACTTTAAAAGAATACTTAGAGTGGATAAAACAACAGAAAGATCAAAGTCATAATCAATAGGATTTAATGTGTGGCAAATATTAATGGATGGGGTAGAGGCACTTGGGGCGAAGATGCGTGGGGTACGCCCGACGTTGTTGATGTCACAGGTCTTGCTGCAACCGGAGCCGTTGGTACAGTCACAGTTGATGCAGAGGCTAATGCATCGGTCACAGGAGTTGTTGGCACAGGTGCCGTTACAATTCCAACGGTTGATGCCGAAGCAAATACTTCCGTTACAGGAGTTGCGGGTACAAGTGGGCTTGGCAGTATATCGCTTGTTACAAACAATACCCTTCCTGTCACAGGCAATGCAGGAACGGGCGCTGTTGGAACAGCAACAGTCGATGCAGAAGCAAATACCACTGTCACAGGCGTTTCTGGAACATCTGCGGTTGGCACCGTTACAACCGATGCAGAAGCTAATGTTGCGCTTACAGGAGTTGCAGGAACGGGTGCTGTTGGCAGTGTTACAGTTGAAGCAAAAGCTAGCACTTCAGTTACAGGAGTGTCGGCAACAGGTAGCGTGGGTTCTGTCACTACGGCAGCTGATGCTAACATTGTGCCTACTGGCGTTAGTGCTACCGGAGCGATTGGCCCGTCAAATGTTTGGGGGCTTGTGGATAGGGATCAAACGCCAAGTTATTCAACAATATCAACTAGCCAAACGCCTAATTGGACGGTTGTTGATGATAGCCAAACACCTAACTGGGAAGAGGTTGCCTAATGGTACAAAGAGTTAAAAAGGTAATTAAAGGTTTGGAAAAGGCATCTAAGTCTCACAAACAACAAGCTGAGATGTTAAAAAAACATGTGGCTTCTATGGAAAAGAAGAAGTCAAAGAGCCGGAGAAAGTAAATGGCAACTTATGTAAATGACCTTCGGCTGAAGGAAATCGCCACTGGAGATGAGGCGGGAACTTGGGGAACAAGTACAAATACCAACCTTGAATTAATTGCAGAGGCATTTAGCTTTGGCACAGAAGCAATCACGACGAACGCTGATACTCATACTACTACTATCGCTGATGGTTCTACTGATCCCGGTAGGAGTATTTTCCTTAAATACACTGGCACACTCGATTCTGCTTGCACCATAACTATAGGCCCGAATACCGTCTCCAAGCTCTGGCTCATAGAGAACGCAACCAGCGGCTCACAGACGATCATTATCAAGCAAGGCAGTGGGGCTACGATCACAGTCCCGAATGGTCAGACCAAGGCTATCTACTCTGACGGTGCTGGTTCTGGCGGTGCGATGGTTGATGCCTTTCAAGACCTGTCGATCCCAGACCTGTTTATTGACGATGACCTGACGTTCACCTCCGACAGCGCAGTCATTACCTTCGGCGCAGATGGCGACACGACCCTTACGCACACAGATGGAACGGGCCTTACTCTTAACAGCACCAATAAACTAACTTTTGGCGACGTAGCTTCTTTTGTACAACAATCTAGTGACGGTGTTCTTAGAGTCGATGGTGAGGCAACTATTGACCTTAACGCATCTACCGCTGTCACTGTAAGTAACGACCTAAAACTAGACAGTGATTCTGCTGTACTGGGTTTTGGCGCAGATAATGATACGACGCTCACGCACACAGACGGATCTGGCCTGACGCTTAACAGCACCAACAAAATAATGTTTAACGACGCGAGCCAGTTTATACAAGGCTCCAGTGCTACGGTCTTGGCGCTTGGCGCGACTGATGAGATTGACCTGACTGCTACGGCTTTAGATTTTAATGGTAATGCAGACGTTTCTGGAACACTGGCTGTTGGCGGCGTAGTCACTGCTAACGCTGGCGTAGTTGTAGACAACATTACGATTGATGGAACAGAGATTGATCTGTCTTCTGGAAACCTCACACTGGATGTGGCGGGTAACATCGTTCTGAATGCTGATGGTGGTCAAGTAGTTTTTAGTGATGGGAGCACTCAGTACGGAAACTTCTTGATGAACAACAGCGGAGATTTAAGTCTTCATGTTGAAACCGCAGACAAACTTTTCAAAATTACTGGCACAGATGGAAGCTCAGGCATTACGCCACTCAGCATTGATATGTCAGCGGCGGGTGCGGCTACTTTTAACGCAGGAGCTACCTTTGGCGGCGACATAACAGCAAACACTGGGTCTTCAACAACATCTATTCGCATAAAAAATAGCGCAACTGGATCAGGCAGCACTGATGGCGCATTGCTGCAAGTGGACTCAAACGAGTTTTATATTTGGAATTACGAAAACGATGACGTAATTTTTGGCGCTAACAATACTGAAATAATGCGGATTGACGGGCCTACAGGCAGAGTGGGAATCGGGACTAACTCCCCCGGCGGTCTTCCTCTGCACCTCAAAGTAGCCAGCGGCGACAACAAACTGCGAATGCAAACCGCAAACAAAGATGCGTTTGTGATGGAGTTAGAAGACTCTACGGGCAATTTGAAGCTCGGCACAAACACTACGGCAGGTGCGTTAGTGATTGCAGATAATGGAAACGCTGGTATTGGCGTTGTACCAACTTTCACGCCGGGAGGTAGCAGACAACTATTGCAAGTTACGAATGGTGCAAATGGTGGGCAGATTTCATTGAGTAACAATGCTAGTGAAGCTGAAAACCCACGAATCTTTGCTGACGCTGATAATTTAGGTTTCTCTACTGCCACCACGGGCGGCGGTACTATGCAGTTTTTGACAGGTGGAGTAGAACGATTCCTTTTGAGTGATGAAGCAGTTATTAACGAATCGGGGGCCGATTACAATTTTAGGGTAGAAAGCACCGGCCTTGCGTTTATGTTTTTTGTTGATGCTGGCAATAATGCAATTGGCATTGGTCGCCAACCCAGTTCCGTCCTGATTGATGCGCAAACCACTTCATCTGGTACTGTTACTGCTTTAAGACTTAGAAATAGCGGTCAAGTAGCAAATTCAGCGGTTAAACAAGTGTTCTCTCTCAACCGCGATGGCAGTGATGTTGATTTTGAAGCGGCAGCTATAACTGTTGCCAAGCAGCAAAATTGGACAGCCACAGCCTCAACCATTGATTCCTACATGGCGTTTAACACAATAGATAACGAAAGTTCTGTCGAGCGCATGAGGATCTCAAATACTGGCGTAAGCATGGGTATTGCTGCTGGATCAGGCAATGCTGACATGAGGTACGACACTAGCAACAACACTGTCCTTTACGACACTTCATCTCAGCAGTTCAAAACAAACATTCGAGACAATACAACTTATGGTTTAGCAGCGGTAAATGCTTTGCAATCAAGAATATTTGAGTACAAAGATGGTGGGCGCACAGACGTTGGTTTGATAGCGGAAGAAGTCGTAGAGGTAGTGCCAGAACTTGTTGGCTTAGATGATGAAGGCAACCCACTAACTGTTGACTACAAGCGTTTTGTTAGCGTTTTAGTAAAGGCGGTGCAAGAGCAACAAGCTCTAATAGAAACGTTACAAGCCGAAGTAGCGGCACTGAAAGGAGAATAGATTATGGCTATTAACACAACTTGGTCAGTTAACAACATGACCCATGTAGACGCGGATGGTGGCGTTATTTTGGCTTACTGGAGCTTAGTCGCAGCAAGCGATGGCGAAGGTGGCGAAACTGCAACCGAAGGCGGCAAAGCTCGCTTTACTTACGATGCGTCGAGCAGCGACTACATTGCTTATGCTTCGCTGAAAGAAAGCGATGTGCTTGGCTGGATCTGGGAAGCTAATAAAGAAGGCGACGAAACCGCTGCTGAGTACAAAGCTCGCATTGAGTCTGAGCGTACTGCAAAGGTTCAAGCGCAGATTGACCGCAACGCAACACAAGCAACTGGAGTACCTTGGTAATGAGCGAAGTACAAACAATCGTAATTAACGACGAAGAATACAACTTTGGTGATCTGAAGGTCGAGACTCAGGTGCATATAGCTAGAGTCGCAGAGATCCGTCGTGAAATCGCCGCACTGCAACAGCAAATCTCAGAGCGTAACGTATTGCTGCAAGCCTATACCCAGAGCATCGTTGAAGGTGTTAAGCCTGTAGAAGAGCCTGAGACCTCACAAGGTCTGCCGGAAGGCTTTGTGCATGATGGGATGCCAGTTCAATGAGCTTGATTGAAATCGTAACTACGCTGACTACGCTGTCAGTGATTGCATCTGCTGTATGTGCAGCCACGCCCACGCCGAAAGATGACGCATTTATGGCGAAGTATATTTACCCAGTGATTGAGGCATTGGCTTTGAACATTGGCAAAGCAAAAGAGTAACTATGAGCTATCTGATGATGGCAGAGGAGTGGGGCTTGGATAAAGGCGACAAAGCACTGCAAGAAATCAACACCCATGAGCGTGAGTGTGCGTTGAGGTATGAGCGAATAGAAGAACGCCTCAAGGATGGCTCTAAGCGTTTTGATAGGCTTGATGAAAAGATTGACCGCTTTGGCAATAGGCTGTGGTGGATCATTGGTTTAATCGTTGTGAGCATTTTAGTGCCACAGTTCTTAGGAGGTTGATATGAGTGATGGAACAATCAAGATACCGACATGGGCGTTGCCAATAGGCGCTGCTGCGTTATCAGGTGCGATGA